AAAAGATTAGTCCTCTGTGGCTCTGCTAATATATGTGGACAACCTCCTCCTGTGTAGTCTATACGAGGTACGTTATCTCTTGATGCTTCTTTTACTGATACATTGTTTACATAATATTCTGCTGTATTCTGTCTATTAAAAACTATATATTCTGCTGCTGCAGTTACAAAATAACTATAACTTCCTGATGGTAATGAGGTGCCAATAACTTGAGTTGTTGAACCTGTACTTGAACCTAATGAAAACTTTGCTAAACTTGAACCAACACAATTTAATTCAAATGTTATTAAATAAGTTTTTCCTATAACACAACATTGTTGGTATAAAGGTTTATGTGCACTTGTTGAAGGGTGATACGCACCTAATGTGTTCCATACCCACCAAGAACTTGTACTCCAAGAATTTAAGTTTGTAGCAAAATCTCCATTAGTAATCTCCTCATCTCCTAAAACCTCTGCATAATTTACTAAACCATTTTCATCTACTCTTGTAGCAGCAGTTGCTCTAGTAACATCCATATCTGCGTCTCCATTATTAGGTTTAACTGCATACAATTCTCCTGCCTTATATCCATTAGGAGTTACTACAATACTTACATCATCTAATAAACTCATTGTATATTACTTAAAATTGTTAATTGTGCTTCTAAACAAGCCTTAGCTTCAAATACACCTCCATCAGCAACAACCCTAACCTTAAAGTCATTTACTTGCTTTTGTACAGGTGTTAATCCTCCTTTATTACTAGAAGGTAAAGACATTCCTAGTGCTAACTTCATTATATTACTTGGTCATAGTAACAGATAGCAACTCCACTAGTCAAAGTGATAGCCGTTACATTTAAGAATAAAGTCGTTCCTGCTGCGAAAGTTGTGTGCAGGTTAGCTATTGCACTACCTGTACCTGTTTGAACGTTAGAAGCCACTATTGAAGCTACTACGCTCTCTACAGGAAAGAATACTGCATAATAATCTTTGCTTGTCATTGCTGTTGTTGATATTACATCACATCTATTTTTTCCTAGTTGCTCAGTTAATAATTGTTGTACATTGTCTATTGCCATTTTTTTTTATTTTATTGTCCGTAATATATATAATTAGTTCCTGAAGTTTCAGGGTATTGTGTGTATTGAACTTGTTCTGTTCCGTCTTTTTCTGCTAGATACATTTTTCCTTTAGTTACTAACCCTTGTACTATTCCAACATTTGCAGCAGGGTGTAACACTTCAGTTTCTGTAGAAGGTGCGTGATTTTCATCTAAAGTAACTGTTCCAACCCAACTTACTTCGTAAACTTCATACTTCCAATATCCCGCAGGTAATAAATGAACTTCAGCGTCATATAAGTCTAAACCTTCCAAATCAGCTCTGTAAGTGAATCCCATTTGCGTATATCTATTGTTTATTTGTTCAGTAGGGTAAGCGTATTCTACACTTCCGTCCATATCATTTATGAACTTTACTAAGTGTCTTATCTGCGTCTTAGCAACAGAAGTATTTATACGATTGTCTTCAGTTGATATATATGCTGTAAAGTTTGTTGCAGTAATTGCTTGTATCATATTATATAATAGAAAAAAGTTGAATTTGTTTGGTTAGTAAGAGAAAAAGGATGCCGAAGCACCCTTTAACCCATAGTGAACGCTAGTTTCCTATATACAGACAAGCTGTAACACCTTCACTAGACTAATAGAAAAGGGTAGCCACTAAGCCACCCCATTCAAGAAATATATAAAAGAATACTGATTAAGAAGTAACTATTGTTCCCATTGTGAACGCTGAATTGTCAAATGGGTCTGTAGTGTAGTCTTCAACCATTGGGAAAGGTTCTGTTTCCATTCCATCAAAAGTAAGAGTGTAACCTCCTCTATCTCCGAATGCTGCACCTGAATCAATAGTACCTGCGTTAAGCTCCATTCCGTTTACTGTTCCTAAAGCTACGATAACATCGTGTCCGTTAGCAAGAGTAGCGTTTAATTGAGCAAAGCAAATAAGTTTAGTTTGACCTAAAAGTTTGATTTGGTTTTGGTCTTCTTTTGTTAATTTGTTAAGTATAAGATTTAAAGTTGGAGTGTAATGAATACTACCATTTTCACGTGAGCCAACGATACTTTCAGAAAGACTAGCTGTACCTAAAGGCGTAGCGTATCTATAAAGAACGTCAGTTCCCATTTCAATGTCAGTTACTTCTCCTGCTGTTTGTGGTATAGATGTTACTTGGTCATAAACTGCGAAATACACGTATTTGATTCCTCCACTCGTTCTTGAGCAATCAAGACCCCTACCTTTTGTTAGTGCTATACAAGCCATAATGTGTGTTATTTTTTTTTTAACTAATTAACTAGAAATCAATAAGTTAAGGGTTATAAAGATGGAGGGTTTTGACACCCCCCTTCTCCGTTTTATTTATTTATTATGATTGGTGAACGATATCAGCTCCGATACCTAACTGAACACCTCCTGAGTAACGAGCAACTAATCTCATATTATCAGAACCATCCAAAGCAGCCATATCCATTAAAGATATACGAGTTTGGTCGCTTAATAAGTCAGTTCCAAAGAATAAGTTAGACTTCTCTGCTGCTACTAATTGGTCGTTTGGCATTCCATTACAAACAGCGATTTTGTACCCTTCAAAAACAGGTGCATAATCTCCATTCATATTGTAAGCATTAACATATCCTAATGTAGATACTGCTGATACATATAAAGCATAAGTCTTAGGACTCATATAGATATGTAAGTCTTCTTTTCTCAATACTGCTGAAATATCAGTTGCCATATCAGCTGTTAAAGTTTGTAAGTTAGCAATGATGTTAGCTGCTGTGTAAGCACCTGAAGCAGTTGAAGCGTTTACTGTACCATCTACTGCAAATGCTCCTGTAGTAGCTGTTAAGAACCCTTCAAATTGTCCTGCTGTAGCTGCTGCTCCTGACCATACTGAACCTTCAACTCCATTAGCGATAATTTCTCCCATATAAGAAATTACATAGTCATCAAAACTTGCAGGTGGTGGTGCTCCTGCTCCTGCTCTCATTTGTAAACTTTCGAAGCTGTCCAAAAGCGTAGCTTTACATAAGTCTAAGTTAATTTGTAAGTTCTTAGGCTCAAGTACATTTTCAGTCAATGCTAAAGTACCTGCGTCAGTAAAGTCGCAAGAAGCGTTCTGTACTAATCCTGAACCTGCCATTTTTTGGATGTTAGACTTGAACTTGATGTTTTCAATCATAGTTAAGTATTCTAGTGAGTTTGCTTGGTTTAAAGCTGCTGAGATGTAGAATCCTGCTGCCTTACCTGCATAATTACTTGTTGTAGTAAATGCCATAATTTTTGTTTTTTATTTATTAACTATTATTTATTTAAATCGTGTAAGAATTTCTCTCTTTTAGATAGTTTGTTATATTCTTTTCTAGCCATTGGCTTTCTATCTGAACTAAACTTGTTTGTATCTAAAGGTGCTGAAGCAGGTTGTGCTGCTAACTCAGTCTTTAGTTTTTCGTTTTCTTCTTTTAACTTAGTTAATTCATCTTCTGCTGAAAACTCAACTACTTCTGTAGTTTTAATAGACTTAGGATTTGTAGAAGGTTCAGTTGTTTCTTCTGACATTTCTTCAACTTCGTCATCACCTCCAACTTTATCTTCTTTTAAGTCTGCGATTGCGTCCTCTAAGTTTTGTACTCTTTCTACTAATCTTTCAAAAGCGTCATCTTCAACTTCTAATTCTTCAGTAACTTCTTCAGCTAATTCTTCTTCCTCAACTACTTCTTCAGTTTCTGATTCAATAACCTCAGCAACAATACCTTCTTCTTCTACTCTGAAAGATACTCCTGTGTCAGTCTTATAAGTTCCAACAGGTAATAAAATTGTAGTTCCATCTTCAGTCAATACTGAAATGTCTACTCCTGCTTCTAATTCCTCAGCAGTTGAAACGAAAATAGTTCCGTCTTCTGATTTTGCTTGCCACTCTAACTTAATTGTTTCTTCTTTGTCAAGTCCTAGAGCTACTAAAATTTGTTCTTTTAAATCCATAGTTGATTATTGTTAATTGTTTGTTATATAATAGAATATTTATTTTTTTGTTTGATTTTCCTTAATTATTTCATTAAGTGCTGTAAGAATTTCTTCATTTGTGCGAGCTTTTTCTGACATCTTTTCCATCTTGTCCGTAAAGTACCCTTCAATTGAAAGTCCTTTAAGTTCTCCTTCTTTGATTTTATTCCAAAGCTCGTCATTGTCTATTTTCATTTTAACGAACCAAGTGCCGTTAGGTAAGTCGTAGCCGTATAACTTAGACTTGTCCATATCACCTTCCTTAATCCAACTTTCAACTGTTAGAACGCCTGAAACTCTATCCTGATGTTGGTATGTAGCTTTGTGGTGATTGTTATGTTTTAAGTATAACTCAGAAGCTTTCCTAACTGTATCAGGACTAAAATAAACATAGTAATCTGAATCTGTATTAGGGTTATGTCTGAATATTTGCTTATTAGGAATAAGAGCAGGACTAACCAACATTCTTTTTTCTTCATCTACTTTAGCAAATGTTAAGTTATTCTTTTCTTTTCCAAAGTAAACAAAGTCTTGTTCTATTGCAGGTGATGTTACTAAACTAATAGCGTCAATAGCTAGTTCTTCTGAATCGTCTGCAATTACTAATTCCACTATGTTTGTTACTTTCATATCTTCGTAATAGTCTTTATTGGCTTCTTCACATTCAGCTACTGAGTCGTAAGTACAGCTTCCTGTCTTTCCCCATTTGTATTTTCCGTTTTCACATTTTTCGCAAGGCATATTATATAATAGATTTTAAGTTAGTTTATTTGATTTTAGATTGTAGCCCTTCTTCTAATGTTGGCTAGTTGGTTTTGGCTGTTAGTCATTTCATCTGTTACTACATAAGCTTTAGCTGCTTCAGGTGCTACTCCTCCTGATATATCAAAAGCTCCTGACATCATGTGTGGTGCAGGTGGAGATGATGCAGGTGCTGAAACAGAACCGCCACCACCACCACCACCACTTTCAGGACTTGTAGAAAGAATTTTCTGTATAGATGCTGCACCCATAACTCCTGTAGCTACCGCTTGAATAACATTAAAAGGAGCAGGTACATTAGCCATTGCATTCATAATAGCTTGTTGCGTATTGTAAATAGTCTTAGCTACAGCTACCGCCTTTTGTGCCTTATCACTTTTTTCAGTTAAAGCTCCTAAAGCATCAAACCCCATTGCAATTGTATTCTGTTTCTCTTGTTCTACTAATTTTGCAAAAGCTATTTTAACATCCATCTCTTTTTTAGCTAAATCTAAAGACTTTTTCATAGCTTCCTTATCTGCTGCTTCTTTTTCTTTTCTAGCTTGATCTTGAGCATCTGCTATTTCTTTCATTCTTGCTTTTTCAGCATCTTCTCTTTCTTTTATTTTTGCTTTTTCTTCTGCTAATGTTTCTCTTTCTAAACTATTTACTTCCGTAACTACTCTCCTTCTCA